ACTCCCATGTATGGTGGTATGGCTCACGGAATGTATGCCAAGTCTTGCTTAGACTTGCAAGCAATCTGTTCTCAATATGGTATTGAGGTTCGATTCTCGTTTATCTTCAACGAATCACTCATTACTCGCGCTCGTAACTATCTTGCTGATGAGTTCCTTCGCGCAGAAGGCTTCACTCATATGCTCTTTATTGACGCTGACATTCACTTTGATCCACGCGACGTAGTTGCATGTCTTGCTCTCGATAAGGATATCATTGGTGGTCCATATCCTAAGAAGTCAATCAAATGGGGTTCTATCAAGGAAGCAGTCAAGCGTCATCCTGATATTGAACCTGGTGAAATGGAAAAGGTTGCTGGCGATTTCGTCTTCAATCCAGTTCCTGGCACCGAAAAATTCTCTGTTGCTGAACCAATTGAAGTTCTCGAAATTGGTACTGGCTTCATGATGATCAAGCGCGAAGTGTTCAATAAATTCAAAGAAGCATATCCTGAATTTAGTTATCGCCCAGATCATATCGGTCAAGCCAATTTCGATGGCACTCGCTACATTCATGCTTTCTTTGATACAGTCATTGATCGTAAGCGTACTGTCAATGTTAATGGCGAAGAAAAGCAAGTTGGTGGGTCTGATCGCTACTTGTCTGAAGACTATATGTTCTGCCAGTGGTGGAGAAATATCGGTGGTAAGATCTGGTTGTGTCCTTGGATGAAGACGCATCACATCGGCACCTATGCATTCACTGGTGATATGCCAGCCGTTGCAAACTACGTTGGTTCTCTCTAATATAAAGAGATTTTGTTATGATCGTAGGTTTAATTGGCTTTATTGGAGCAGGTAAAGGCACAGTCGCAGATCTCTTGGTTGATCGCCATGATTTTGTCAAAGAGAGTTATGCGAATAGCGTCAAAGACGCCTGTGCCACGATCTTCGGTTGGAATCGTTCCATGCTTGAAGGTGATACTCCAGGATCTAGAGCATGGCGCGAGCAGCCAGATAAATGGTGGTCAGAAAAGTTCGGTCGTGAATTTTCACCAAGATTGGCTCTCCAACTAATGGGCACAGAGGCAGGTCGTGATGTATTTCACCCTGACCTCTGGGTTCATACTGTGATGCGTCGTTGCGAACAAGCACCATGGCATAACTATGTCATTGCTGATGTTCGTTTCCCAAATGAAATTGATGCAATTGTAAAATCTGGTGGTAAGGTTATTCGTGTTCGTCGTGGTGATGATCCTGAGTGGTATGATCTTGCTCGAGAAACTAATCAGGGCTATCATAAACAAGAATTATTCCGCAATGCGTATCCTGAAGTCCATTTCAGCGAATGGGCTTGGATTGGATCACACTATGATATTGTGTTGGATAATAATTGTTCGTTAGATGAATTGACCATTAGGGTTGACAAATTAGTTGATTCGTTATATAATAATCATGTTGAAGCAAATGAGGATGTAAATTATGAAACTTTCTGATGATACCGTGACAGTGCTCAAGAATTTCTCGAGCATCAACCAAAGTTTGCAGTTTAAGGCTGGCAATACTTTGCGCACCATTTCTCCATTGAAGACTATTTTTGTTGAGGCTACTGTTGGTGAGAATTTCCCCAAGGAATTCGCTCTGTATGATCTCAATAAACTTCTAGCAAAGATCTCTCTTTATAAAGATGCTGATTTGTCATTTGATGATGACAAACTTAACATCAGTGCCAATAAGAAGTCTGATTATATCAAGTATTGCTCACCGAAGATTATTATTCTTCCTCCTGAGAAGAGCATCACTTTCGCAAACCCAGATTGTTCATTCATAGTTTCTCAAGAAGATCTTGAATGGATGCGCAAGAGTGCAGGAATCTCTGGTTCCCCAAACTTTGTATTTGAGAGCGATGGTTCTACCATCTTCTTCATCGCGACCGATGTGAAAGACGACTCAGCAGATCAATCCAAGATTGAGATTGGTACTGTCACTGACGGTAAAAAGTTCCGTGTTGTTATGAAAGTCGAAAACTTTAAGTTGCTTGACGGTTCTTATGATGTTTCCATTGCTAAGAAAGGTCTTGCGCAGTTTAAGCATAAGAGCATCGCAATCACTTATTACATCGCGATCGAAGCCGCAAGTTCAACTTTCGGAGAAGAATAATGGCACTTGATAGAGCAAAGGTATTGGGATGCCTTCAAGAAATCTCAAACTCCCTCACTCGCATTGAAGCAGAACGTGATCTTATTAAAGAGATCCTCCAAAAGATGCAAGATGAATGCGAGATTCCCAAGAAGTTATCTCGTAAACTTGCAAAGGTTTATCACAAACGTAATTATGAGGAAGAAGTTGCAGAACAAAGCGACTTCCAAACCATTTACGAAAACGTGGCTAAATAAACTAGATGGGACGCAATACTCTAATTTGACGGCACTATCCGCCAGACTGCTCGCCGTGGGAGTTCACCTTCCCCGTCCCATCTTCTCTTCGGAGTTATATTATGAGCGATAATTTGAAATATTTGCTATTCATTCTAGCATTCGCAATATTCTCTTTAGTCAATTCATTGTTTTTGTGGATTCCTGCCTCAGCACCTCCAGTATTGATGTTGCTGACGGTTGGTACAATTTCAATATGGGAGTATAAACGTGGCAACAAGGCGTAATTTTTTTAAGTATCTTGGTCTTGCTGGTGGCGTTGCTGGCGGTGGTATTGTAGCCGCTGCCGCAGTTCTTCCTGATGCCGAGAAGTGTGAAGTAATAGAAGAAATCAAAGCCGCTGGTTACAATGGCAAATTGACTATTGGCACTGAGTATGGTGAACTTGCCCCACCAAACGGTACAATCAGTTGCGGTCCACGTTTTGTTCCAGGAACGCAAAAGCATGTAACTGCAAGTATGACCGTCGGTCCTGATGGCGAGATGTACTTGATGACAAACGGAAAATGGCGTAGAATAGTAACTGAATAAGCAATCAGGAGTTATATTATGAATGAAGCGTTGTGGGTTGAAAAATACCGTCCTCATACTATTGCCGATTGTATTCTTCCTGATGAATACAAGACCACATTTCAATCGTATGTAGATCGCAAGGAGATTCCTCATCTCCTTCTCTGTGGTGGTCCAGGTACAGGTAAGACTACGGTCGCACGTGCATTGTGCGACGAGATCGGTTGTGATTATCTAATGATCAATGGCTCGGATGAGTCGGGAATCGACACATTTAGAACTAAGATCAAGAATTATGCCAGCGCAATGTCAATGACAGGCGGCAAGAAAGTTATCATTATCGATGAAGCAGATTATCTAAATCCAAACTCAACTCAGCCAGCCATGCGTGCGGCGATGGAAGAGTTTGCACATAACTGCACTTTCATTATGACTTGTAACTTCAAGAATCGTATCATTGAACCGTTGCATAGTCGTTGCGCTGTAATTGAATTCAGATTACGCAAAGACGATAAGCCAAAGATGGCGGCGCAGTTTATGAAGCGCGCAGCAGAAATTCTTGCAAGCGAAAAAGTTCCGTTTGATAAAGCGGTGCTGGTTGAAGTTGTCAAAAAGCATTTCCCAGATTATCGTCGCATCCTCAATGAATTGCAAAGATATTCTGTCAGCGGTAAGATTGATTCAGGTATCTTAACATCTATTGCAGATGTTTCGATCAATGAATTGGTCACATCTCTGAAAGATCAAAATTTCAGTGCAATGCGCAAGTGGGTTGCTGATTTTGGTGGCGATGATCCTGCAAAGATTTATCGCAAAATCTACGACAGTCTTTATGATATTATGGATAAGTCTACCATTCCGAATGCTGTTCTGATTCTCGCCAAGTATCAATATCAGGCGGCATTTGTTGCCGATCAGGAACTGAACCTAACCGCATGTCTAACTGAGATGATGGTGGAGTGTAAGTTCAATGGCTGACCTATTTAAAGAAATCATTCCATCTATTCTGCAAACGAAAGAATATGCTCTGTTGACTGAACAGGACGAGAAATCCTACTCCAGTTTTATGGTCAACAGGGCACTTTCATTCCATCGCGATACGGTACTATTTGCGAATGAGATGAATCGGTTCTCAAATCTCGACAATAAACTCAAATATGATTTTCTCCTAAATATAATAAGAGCCCAGAAACGTTCATACAGTAAATGGCACAAAAAGGCTCAAAACAGCGATTTGGAAGCGGTTAAAGAATATTATGGATACTCTGATGCGAAAGCAGAGGAAGCATTAAAGATTCTAGACGACGCTCAAATCAAAGTGATAAAAAAACAATTATATAAGGGATAAAACATGAGCGTCGAAAAACTCGTAGAAGTCACACTTGGGCAGCAGGACGACTTCTTAAAAGTTCGCGAGACTCTTACTCGCATTGGTGTCGCTGCAAAGAACGACAACATTCTCTATCAATCCTGCCACATTCTTCATAAGCAAGGAAAGTATTACATTGTTCACTTCAAAGAACTTTTTGAATTGGACGGTAAGCCATCGAACATGTCTGATAATGACATTCAGCGACGCAATACGATTGCGAATCTAATGGCTGAGTGGGGTCTAGTCAAACTCGTAGATGAGAATAAGACAAAGGATAATGTTGCGCCATTGAGCCAGATTAAGATTCTTCCATTCAAAGAGAAGAACGAATGGCAATTGGTGTCCAAATATACAATCGGGAAGAAAAAGAAGGAAGGTTAATTTATGCTTGTGATGAATGTGTATAAACTTCGTGATGATATTGAACTTCCAACATACGGCACTTCTTTAGCAAACTGCTTTGACCTGTCATTCCAACCAACTTCAAACGTTGTGAGTGGATATGATTCATTTAATTCACCGATTGAGTATAATGTAAATCATTTAGGTGAGTTGTCAATCTATCCTGGTGATCGTTTGCTCATCCCTACAGGATTGATCTTCAAGATCGAACGCTATGTTACAATTGAGACGTTTGCAGACATTGCACGACACGACGACGAACTTCCACTTCAGAACTATAGCATTCGCCTTCATCCTCGCTCAGGACTTTCGCTTAAGAAAGGATTGATCCTAGCAAATAGCGAAGGTATTGTTGATGTTGATTATCAAGAGGAAGTATTTGTTCTTTTGACGAACGTCTCTAAAATGCATACAACAATTCGTCGTGGTGATCGCATTGCTCAGGCTGAAGTTGTTTCTAACAATCCATTCGCATTCAAAGTCTTGACAACAAGACCAGAGAAACACTCAGAACGTAGCGGTGGGTTTGGTTCTACTGGTGTTGCGCTGAACGCAGAAATTCCACCAATAGAAGAATGGCAGGTCGACGGACCAACAGAATTTCCTAAATAGAATTGGAATGCCCATTTGGGGTTCCGTTTCTAAAATGTCACTTGCTTATTAAAGGAGTACACAAATGACAAATATCACTACACTCGCATCAAACTACGGACTCGATCGTCTTCTTCCAACCGCTCTTGGGTTTGAAAATGCGTTCGCTGCTCTCGACAATGCGTCTCATCTACTTACAGCATCTCAAACTGCATTTCCTCCAGTGAACATCGTCAAGAAAGACGAATATAATTTTATCATTGAACTTGCAGTTGCTGGATACAAACAAGATGAGATTGAAATCACTGCTGAGAGAAACTCTCTCAAAGTCACAGGCAAAAAGACTGAGGAAGAAGAACGCAACTACCTTGTAAAGGGTATTGCTGGTCGTAAATTCTCACGTCAATTTGTTTTGTCTGATACAGTAGTGGTTCGTGATGCTGCTCTTGCTGATGGCATTCTCTCGGTTCATCTTGAGAATGTCATTCCTGAAGAACAGAAACCTCGTAAGATTGAAATCAAATAACCATTGAGACTATATTATGAATCGTGATGAATTATCGTGGGATGAATTGTTTATCTTACAGGCTACTCTGATCGCTCAGAAAAGCAAGGACCCGTCGACAAAGGTGGGGTGTATTATTGTCAATGATGATAACGTCATCTTGTCGACGGGTTTTAATGGCTTTCCAAGAGGCATTGAAGAAGATTGGAAAGATCGTTGGAAGAGTCCAGAAAAGTATC